TGAGCCCCTGTGGTATGCCCTGATGGGTGTGGCCGCGCACTGCTCGGACCCGGAAGAAACGGCCAAGGCTTGGAGCCAGCACCACCCTGGCTATGATGAGGGCACAACCCTTCGCAAGCTAAATCAGTGGCGCAACAGCACCACGGGTCCGACCACCTGTACCCGGTTCGAGCAGGAACGCCCTGACGGGTGCAAGGGTTGCAAGTTCTTCAACAAGATCACGACCCCTGTAAGGCTGGCCATGGAGTACGCACCGGCGCCGCCGCCTGTAGATACACCAGAGCCGCTGACCATGAAGCCGCCAAGACCGTTCAAGTGGCGCGAAGGGGGCGGGCTTCGCATCACCCTAGACAAGTCCGACGTGGACGTATGCACGTTCGATATATACCCGGTCAGTTATGGTAGAGATGAGTCCCTTGGATACGAGACAGTGCGCTACCGGTGGAACCGCCCGCACGTTGGCTGGCAAACCCTGTCGTTCCGACAATCACTCCTGGCTGAGTTCTCCATCAAAGACTTCGCTATCACCATAGCAGATCAGGGTATCGTTCTTCCCACTAAGAAGCAGACGGAGCTATTTCAAATGATGTTGCGGTCTTATATGGAAGAACTGCGGCAGCTCAAGTCAGTGACCAACCTGTACGCCACCATGGGATGGAAGCAGGGTAACACTGAGTTCCTTCTTGGTGATACGTTGTACAAACGCGACGCGAGTGGTTCCGTAACGACTGAGACTGTGAGTGTCGCACTCGGCGCGCAGCGCATTACCGAAAACTTGTACGATACAAGCGGTAGCCTTGAGGCATGGGTCAACTTCACCTCTGTACTAGAGAAGGCCACCATGTCAGTCCACAAGTTCGCGCTGTGCGTAGGGATGGCAGCGCCATTGTTTAGCTTCACCGGGCTCAAGGGGTTGACGATCAGCCTATACGGGCAGACCGGGGCAGGTAAGACCTTGGCGCAGCTATGGCAGCAGTCAGTATGGGGTGACCCAGTGCGGCTACACTACACAGCCAAGTTCACGCAGAACGCCATGTTCTCTCGTATGGGATTCTACAACAACCTACCGGTCACCATTGATGAAGCTACTATGCTGCCTGCCAAGGAGATCGGTGACTTCCTTTACTGGGTATCACAAGGGCGCGATAAGGCTCGGCTTTCCCGCTCTGCTGAGGAGCGTGATGCCAAGACATGGGCGACCATCGTAACCACCTCATCCAACCGGTCACTGGCTTCCATGCTGGCGGCGTCAGGGCTTGAGACTGATGCTCAGATGGCGCGTCTGTTGGAAGTAACGATCAACCCGCACCCCCTGTTCACGCGCAATACCAACGCAGGGCAGAAGATGTACTCATTCCTCAGCACCAACTACGGCTCAGCCGGGCGGGTTATCATCCGCCATCTGTTGGCACTTGGGGAGTCGGGTATCATGGCGACGCTTGAACACCATCGGGGTGTGTTCAACAAGCATTACGGCGCTAAGTTTTCCGGTAGTGAGCGGTATTGGGAACAATGTATCCTGTGTGCCGACCTAATGGGTAAAATTGCTACGGAGCTTGGGCTTATCCAATTCGACTACAAGGACGGCACAGCCTATGTGTTGGCCCAGATTGGAGCAATGCGTAAGTCCGTGACTGAGAACCATGCGGATGCCTTTGACATGCTGACTGAGTACCTGAACGACCAATCGCACACGGCGCTGACTGTGACTCACGTGACTAACCCGTCTCAGCAAGTCATTGACACCAACCGTATGCCACGGGGTGAGGTGCATATCCGGTACGATCTATTCCGTCCTAACTCGGGGGCACCGCTCAACGATGGCTTGATCACCATAGACCGGCGGCACTTCAAGAAATGGTTGGCCACAAGGGGTGGTGATTACCGCTCACTAGTAGAGGAAATAAACCAGCAGGGTATAAACGCCACCCCGCAGTCCGAGAAGGGCTACCTTGGCCGGGGCACCAATATCAAGCTGGGTCAGCAGTACGTGTTGGCCCTCAGCGTCAACCACCCGCGCCTCATTGGCATCCTAACCAATGAAGAAAACCGGACGATCAACGCTCATCTCAGTGTTATCCAAGGCGCAACACCCTGACCTAGTCGATCAGGGCGTCGATAAACCCACGGATGTCTTCCTGCGCCGCCCTTGGCGCAGCCCGCAGTGCGCGCTCACCCGCTGGCCGCTGAGCCTCACGCAATGCCCTGGTGTTGCCGGTTGAGAAATTCCTGATTTCCAGTGGGGTGCCACGTGTGGCGTTGTTCCATTCGCGCACGTCATTCATGATCTCACTAGCCGCCTGCGTATCACCGCGTAGGGTAGCCTTGATCCAAGCGTGACGGAACGAAGCCACAGCTTCCTTCTGGTAATCAGTGGTGCGGTTGGCGATACGGATAACATCGTACTGGTTTGCCGCTTGTGTAGGATAGAAACCCGCAAGCCGAGTGAGGATGGTACCCATATCCATATCTTTACTAACCACATACCCACGGCGGTCAACCACGGCACCCGACTGTAGGTAGGCGTACGAGTCACCCATCAGCCGGAGCAAGGTAATCGGTGATTCCCGGGCTACATCTTCCAAGCTCACCCGCGAGGAGAACGGGAACACCACAAGGTTGCGAGCCATCCCGGCGGTGCCTGAGATGAAGCCTGCAGCCGGGCCAAGAATATCACCAAGTTCACGGGCTACATCAGCGCCAGCCAAGAATGCGCCAGTGCCAGGGATGATGTTACCCATCGAAGTGCGAGAGGCGATGTCGGCGGGTATCGGCAGGAACTCATTCACCAAACCCTTGAGGAATATAGCCGACATACCGGGGAACGTAGCTTCGATATGCTTGATGATCTCACCCCGAATGCTGCCCTGCTGGAACCCTAGTTTCTGCGAGATGGTATCAATCAAATCTTCAAGGTCCTCAGCGAAAGGCAAACCTGCTGCACCAGAGAGGAACCACAGACCGGCCAACATGGATAGCTGGGCAGGCCGGGATAGATTAGCCAACAACTGGATCGTAGTGGTCGGGTACGTCTTGTACATATAGAGGAAGGATGTGATGCCAGCCCGGAACGCAGGTGGCCGGTTCAGCACCGAGTAGTCACCAAGGGTTAGATCAATAGATTTCACTGCGAAGTCGCTTGCTTCTTGCTGAGCATCCTTCTGGGATTTACCGGCACCGAGCATCTGGTCCCGCTTCAACCGGTATGCAGCCAAGAAAGCTGCACGACGAGCTGCTTGCTCTGACAGGTTGAACGGAGCCATATACACATCAACAAACTTGCGTAGGAACTTATTGGTCGTTTGCCCCCGCGCAGTGGCGATGAGTGCGTTTGACTGCGCTGGGATCAATTTACCTTGGCGGATTTCGTTAGCAATAACCTTGGCCTCATCGACCGTCAGGCCATGTTTCTTCTGAAGTGCCGGGTCCTTAGCCACGTTATCATAGAAGTCGGCTTGGTTCATCTCCATGCGGAAGAGAGCACCCGGTGCACCCACCTGACGGAAGGCCGAGTGGTATGCTGCCTGCACCTTACCGATACCAAAGCCGCCGCCGAAGCCGGTCTTGGTATTCAAGCTGGCCATGTATGGCATCCAGTTGGTGTACGGGCTGAGCAAGTTCAGCGCACTTTGGGCAAGGCTACCGCCAAGCTGCCAGACGCTGGTGTAGGCACGGACCCGAGAAGCAACAGGACCTGCGCCGAAGTCAGTCTCATCCACATATTTACTACCCTCAAGATAATCAAGGGTAGAAGCGGCTTGGTTATAGTAAGCCATTGACCGCTCAGCACGCCCTTCCGGGTTGGTCATACGGAACTGATACTGCGCTGGTGTGAGCTGCTGTAGCGTATACCGCTTCGCATCCTGCGACGCATTCGGGTCGGCATTTAGCTTGTTCATCTCAGCCTGCAACCGATTTACCCGAGCCTCGTCACCTGACCACAGGGCACGCGATTCCGCTATATCAAGGTTCATCAGTTCGCGCAGCGCCTGTCGCGTGCTGGCCTTGGCAATGGTGGATGCACGACCTTCGATGTGCCGTGAGATGGCATAGATACCAGTGGTGGGGTCAAAGCCCGGGGTCTGAGAATACTCCAACCGCCTGCGGGCACCGTCACCCTGACGCGACAACGTGGTGACAATACGTGCCATGCTTTCCGGGTTGAGATTCACGTTGAACAGGTTCAACCCGTAGAGGAAGTCTTGTAGGTTGAGCTGCGGGTCAGCGGCCACGGCATCTAACACACGACCAGTTGTGGTGCGAAGTGTTACCTTGGTGGGCACGAACTCACCGGCATCATTACGTACCAACAACTCAAAGGTCTTACCCTTGAATTCCGTATCAAGCATATCAGCCATGGTCTTGGCTTCGGGCTCGGTGTTAAACTGCGAGTAGGAAAGCAGCGCCTTGTGCGCGTCTTTCACCTCAACAGGTTTGCCGTTGACAAACGCTTGAACGCGGGCCTGGAAATTACCTTCGCGCAATACCGGGGTGTAGCCAGTCATCACGGAACGACGGGAAATCTTATCCCTGGTGTTCAAGTTGTGTTCGTTAAGGATGAGCTGCTTCACCTTATTTTGTAAGAAGAACCTGTTGTCATCGGTGATCTCACGACGACGATCCTTAAACGCGGCCAGTTCAGTGATGAACGCATCAGCCGCCTGCGGCGATGCGAAGAAGTCGCGTATCTTGGCATCAGGCGCATCAGTGCGATCTGTGTCTCTACCGATTACCGCAGCGTTCACGGCAGCTAAGAAACCATCGGACTTCTCCATGGCTTTTGGGTTGATCACAGTGTTACCTGTGGGGTCAGTACCAGCGCCTTCAGTATAGAGCGCTAATGCGCGGCGTGCCATGGAATCAACGAAGCGACGATCTTCAGCAGTGAGCTTGTTATCGGCCATAAAACCGCTGATCTCTTTGTTGGTAAGGCGCTTGTTAGCCATAAGGGCGCCGTACTCAGCCTGAAGTAGTTGCATCTCGACGTCAGACACCGCACGCCGGGCACGTTCATACAAAGCGTAATCTTCTTTGGTGAAGTCTTTTTGACCAGCCACGATCTCTTTTACCGTGGTGACTTTACCATCAGTACCCTCGATCTCACGGTTGTAGGAGTAGCCGTCTTGAATCTGCTTTAGCGTCATCAGACCGGCTTTGAATATACGCTCCTGCTCAGCCGTATTTGGCGTAAGGGTACCATCAGCAGCAACCTTGAACAGAGGTTCTTTACCGAGGTCACCGGCTTTGAATTGGCTGATCTTATAGCTACGCGCATTGTACATAGTGCGTGAGATTTTATCTTGCACAGCTTTTGGAGCATCTAACACGGGGCGTAGATATTCGTTTAGCGTCGCTTTAACCGACATGGAGATTTGGTTGGTCTGGACCCTCAAGCCGTCAAATACTGATAGCCCTGGGCTTTCCAGTGCGCGGTAATTTAGAAGACTGCCGAACTTCGCTTTCACATCATCATAGATGTTAGCGATATTCTTCCCCTGCTTTTGGATGTAGTCCCAAGTCTCAGCAAAGTTGACTGGCCATGGGCCGAGTTCTGTTACAAACAAATTCGCTTTGGCGTTGGCACTCATCGCTGCCTGCGGACTAAACCGGCCAATGCCGGTGTCGCCGTACTCAACAGCGTGCAGGAGGTTCATCACTGCCTGCGCATCGAAGGTCACACCCTGACCACCGTTCCGTACGTAGCGGCGTGACTGATCAAGGAAGTAGCGCGTGGCGCTATCACCTGACTTGATACCAAGGCGATCAAGGAGCCCCTTGATGGCGTTCCAGATGCGAGCAACCGTGCTGGTTTCAAGCATCCCGGCGTAGTCAGACAGGTATTCTTCAACGGCTTCGGCCTTGCTCAGCCCGCGCACTTCCATAGCGGCATCAACTGCCAACTTGGCGCTTCCATCTGTCTCGTAGATGTTTTCCATAAGCGCGTTGAAACGCGGTGCGGGCATGATGCCCCGCATACCGAAATGGCCAAAGGTCTCGTGGGCCAACACGAACCGCAGGTGTTGGACATTGGCAATGCGGTCAGTGAAGATGATGACGTTGCCGTCACCGAAGGAGTAACCAGCAGCCTCAGCGGTAGCAAAGTCACCCTGCGGGCGAGCAGCCACGGCTTGTTGGTACAGTGCCGGGTTGGTGCGCTGTAGTTCCTGCTGGTTGGCTACCACTGTGACCTTGGGTTTGGCCGCCAGCTTAGATACGAAGTTATTGACAAGCATCCGCACCCGGCCAACGGCCATTGGGGTTGTTGGTGTGCCATCTGCGTTGACCGTACCCTGGCGGGTATTCCAGCCAGCAAGGGAGAACTTGCCGGGCGTACCAGATAGTTCACCATCCAATGCGCGTTGCGCTTCGGCAGCGACACGCTGGTTGTCAGAGCTGGCCAGCTCGCTCAGCTTCTCAGTGATCTGTAGGTAACGCTCATCGCTGGCAGATTCCAGCTTGCTGGCAAGGCTACGCACGTAACTGATACTGCGCTGGGTATCTTCGGGCAGGAACGTGTCTTGGTAATACTGAGCCCGTTCCGCAGTGGGCGGCACAGGGCTGGTAGCCACTTCGTTATTCCAAGCGCGGCGACCATCTTCAGACATCTGGGTGTAACCAACACCATCATCGTTCATGGCCGAAGCCCAGACGGACTGCGGTGAACCTGGGCCAGCGACACCTTCAACAGCCGGTGTGGTCACCGGACCTTCAGCGACCAGTGCGTCAATACGGTCAATAGCCTGAGTAAGTTCAGTCGTGCTACGGCCAGCATCAGCGGTGGCATCGCGCCGCGTGATCAGTTCGTTCTTCAGCGTACGAAGCTGCGCCGCCGGGTTGGCACTGGTAGCTGCCCGGGTGATTTGCCTACCAAACGTGTTTGGGGCCGCAGCCTCAGCCCTTGGGGCGACGGATGGAGCCGCTCTTTCTGTCGCGCTTGGCGCGGCCTGTTCTAAAGGGCGCTGAGCAGCCACCTCCACAGCCGGTGCAGGTGTTACTTCTTGCGCTGCCGCCCGGCCTTGGCGAGTGAGATTGCTACGGCCTGTTTGACCGCCGCCTGTTTGTTTTTGGGTCTGCTGGAGCCGATCTTTCCCTTTGCTTGGTACCGGTCCACCAGCTCCTGTACGTTGGCCGATACCGCCTTGTTCGATTTGCCTGACTTCAGGGGCACGGGCTTTTCCTTTCTTGAGCTTGGTTGCGGGCGTAGGCGTAGGGGCCACAGCAAGTGCTTCAAGCGCAGGGGGTAGAGCCGTCTCAGCCACGGGAGCAGGAGCAGGCTCTGCAGCCCGAGCCATACGAACCGGTAGTTCCGTACCCTTGCGCCGCGCCGCAATACGCACATCTTCATAGGTAACCGGGCCACTACGCAGACGGTTGCGTGCCGCTACCACATCTTCAACGATCAGACCAGCATCCTGCATGGCTTGTGCTATGTTAGAAGACACTTCCGGGGTAGGGCGAATCGCTACAGCACCGGAGGCGCGGGTGCGGCCAAGCAAAGTCGCAGCTTCGTTCACGTCCCTAAGCGTAACTGGCGCACCAGCCATAGCGCGCATAGGGTCGCGCAACCCAAGCACTTCCTCAATGGAAACCCCAAGAGATCGCATGGCACGTTGAGTGGTGCCAGGATCAGCCGGATCGTACAGAACATCAGGGCGTGGCGCACTTGCGTTGGCCTGCACCCGAGATTGGATGTCCTGCTCGACCTGCCGTTGCTGCGCCGTAGTTGTCAGCCCGCGCTGTGCGCGTAGGGCGTCGGCCCCCGGTGCCACCAAAGTAACCGGTTGAGACCCTGATGAGATAGGTGCTGTAGGTGTTGGTGTGTAAGGTGCAACTACGGGTGCGCCGGGTATTGCACTTGCAGGTGGGCGCAGTTGCGCGACCGAACCGGGCTCAGTCAGAACCGGTCCTGGGTAGTTATAGGATGTTAGCGGGGCTTCGGTGCCCGGGGCAGGACCTGAAACCATACGGTTAAACGTATCATCCGCGCCACCGAAACCGGCAACGCCAAGGGGATCAGGCATACGTCGAGCGTACGCTTCTCCATATCCTGAATACGTTCTTTCGCTTGGCGCGCCACCAATTTCGCCTGACGCTAATGATTGAGTCCTACGTACTAAATCCCCATAACCCTCCGAAACAGAACCAGAGATGGAAGGGGTACCAGGGGTAGGGGGACCACCGGGAAGGAGACCACCGTCGGGTAGGTACGGGCCGAACGGTTCAGTACCGGT